GAATTTGCGATGAGACAAATAACACTGCTGCTGTTATAGATAACAATGAGTTTATAGCAGATATCTTTATCAAACCAGCAAGATCAATTAACTTCATTGGTCTTACCTTTGTCGCCACTCGAACTGGTGTATCATTCGAAGAAGTTATCGGTTCCGTTTAATTAATTTAGAGGTTTAAGAAATGCCTTCACGTCAACAAATCAACAATATTCCACTAAGGAAAATTAGTGATTTCAAAAGTAGATTGTCTGGTGGTGGTGCTAGACCGAACCTCTTTGAGGTAGAGTTAGCATTCCCAGATGCCGTTGCAATTGCAAACGATGTCTTACAGAAATCTAGATTTTTAGTCAAAGCAGCAGCACTTCCTGCTTCAACAATTGCTCCAGTCGAAATACCATTCAGAGGTCGTATTTTAAAAGTTGCTGGAGACAGAACATTTGAAACTTGGACTATCACAGTTATCAACGATACAGATTTTGTTATCAGATCTGCGATGGAAAAATGGATGAATGTAATTAACAAACTAGAAGATGCCACAGGATTAACTGATCCAGATGAATATCATAAAGATGCTTTTGTTCATCAGTTAGATCGTGATGGTTCAATTCTACGTTCATACAAATTCTGGGATATTTTTCCAACTAATATTTCCACAATTGATCTTAACTACGAAACAACTGACACAATTGAACAGTTTGATGTAGAGATGCAAGTTCACTGGTGGGAAGCATTTAAAGGAACTAGCTCTCAAGCTGGTGGTGAAAATATCAGATAAATAATAAAATACTAGTACAATTATAATATGGCACGGCTATTTGGGTTTTCTGTTGAAGATAACGAAAAAAAATCACAGTCGATAGTTTCACCCGTTCCTGAGAATAATCAGGACGGGTCTGACTATTATATACAGAGTGGATTTTATGGTTCTTACGTAGACATCGAAGGAGTATATCGTAACGAGTTTGATTTAATTAAAAGATATAGAGAAATGGCACTTCATCCAGAGGTTGATGGTGCAATCGAAGATATTGTAAATGAAGCAATTGTAAGTGATCTATATGATTCACCAGTTGAAGTTGAATTATCAAATCTAAATGCAAGTGATAAATTAAAAAAGATAATTCGAGAAGAGTTTAAAAATATCAAAGAAATATTAGATTTTGATCGAAAGGCACATGAAATATTTCGTAACTGGTATGTAGATGGTAAGTTATGTTATCTTAAAGTTATTGATCAGAAAAGACCACAGGATGGTATTCAGGATTTAAGGTATATTGATTCACTTAAAATTAAATATATTCGTAAAGAGAAGAAAAAAGATCGAAATGATTACATCAATGTGAGAAGAAATAATGATGAAGATCCATCTACTCTCAATCCTCAGATTGATGAATACTTCATGTATACACCAGCACCAGCATATCCATCAAATCTTGCAACAGGTGGTGGTGGTAGTAAAGGAATTAAAATTGCCAAAGATGCAATTACATATTGCACATCAGGATTAATTGATCGAAATCGTGGAAGTGTTTTATCATATTTACATAAAGCAATAAAAGGACTCAATCAATTAAGAATGATTGAAGATAGTCTTGTAATTTATAGATTATCAAGAGCACCAGAAAGAAGAATATTTTATATTGATGTTGGAAATCTTCCAAAGATAAAAGCAGAGCAATACTTAAAAGAAGTAATGTATCGTTATCGCAATAAGTTGGTTTACAATGCACAAACTGGTGAAGTTCGTGATGATCGAAAGTTTATGTCAATGATGGAAGACTTCTGGTTACCAAGAAGAGAAGGTGGAAGAGGAACTGAAATCACAACTCTGCCTGGTGGACAAAATCTTGGTGAATTATCAGATATTGAATACTTCCAGAAAAAATTATATCGTGCACTTGCTGTTCCAGAATCACGTATCGCATCTGATGGTGGATTTAACTTAGGTCGTTCATCCGAAATACTAAGAGATGAACTTAAATTTGCAAAGTTTGTTGGACGTTTGAGAAAGAGATTTGCTCAGATGTTTAATGATATGTTGAAGACTCAGTTAATTCTTAAGAATATAATCACACCCGAAGATTGGGAGTCAATTCGTGAGCATATTCAATACGATTTCTTATATGATAATCAGTTTGCAGAACTTAAAGAATCTGAATTGATGAATGAAAGACTTGGAACTCTTGCAACAATTGAACCTTATATTGGTAAATACTATTCAAATGATTATGTAAGAAGAAAGGTATTACGTCAAACTGATTCCGAGATAATTGAAATTGATGAGCAGATTGAACAGGAAATTAAAGATGGTATCATTCCAGATCCAAGTGCGGTTGATCCAATTACAGGTGAACCACTTGAGGGTGGTGGGGATTTGGGAGATATTCCAACTGAACCAGATTTGGAAAAATCAGCATCAATTACTGATGCACAATTAAGTAAAGATACTAAAACGGCGGAGATATAATGAAAATATTATCTAACCAAACACTTATTACATATCCAGACAATGTGTATAATGCAACTGCTGTTTATATTCATAATCAAAGTTTATCATATGAAACCATTGTACGAAGAGATTCTAATTTTAACCTTATAGGAGATTTTTCCGTTCCAGCAGAATCAACAACTATTTGTTTAAAAAATGCTACCGATACTCTTGAAACAGGAACTTTTGATGTTTATGCAGCAAAGATTGCATATAGTCATATGATGTCCCCTCCGTCAAATATAAGAGTATTAGGTTCGGAAGTTGCATTACCATCAACATCAGGAGCTGCTACTAGTTTTAGTGAAGCATCTGTTGTTCGTATTGTAAATACAGATACCCAAGTAGCATCTCTATCTATTAAAGATGGTTACTCAATTACAATGCCAGCGAAAGAGATAATTTTTTTAGAAAAACTTAACACACAGTTAATCTATGGTAATACTGGCAATGATATGAAAGGTGTAAAAGTTGGATTCACACATTAGAAAAATGAAAAATCTAATTACTACTATTTTAGATACTGATGCTTGGGTATCTGAAGAAGTATAAATAAAATATAACGTTATAACTAAAATATGGAAGACATCATCGATTTGATAGCAACAGATTCTGCTGCTTCTGAGGTTACTGATAAACTCAAAGACATTCTTTTTACAAAATCTGCAGAAAGAATTGAGTCTCAGAGACCTAATATTTCTGCGTCTATGTTTGATGAACCTGAAGTGGAAACTGAAGAAGAACCAGAACTAGAAACAACAGAGGAACCAGAATAATGGCATCAAACACAAATGTATTAGGTGCGGAAGTTGCATTACCAACAACAACAGGAACTGCTACTAGTTTTAGTGAAGCATCTGTTGTTCGTCTTGTGAATATAGATTCCAGTGCTCATGTTGTCAGTGTCGTAGAAACAAGAAGTGGAACTGGTATAGGTTCATTTACGATGCCAGCAGGTTCTGTTGAATTTTTAGAAAAAACATATACACATTGTGTGTTCGCAAGTAATGCAGCAATTAAAGGATCTAAAGTAGGATTTACACATTAATGCCATGAAGTTAATCACAGAAGAAATTTCAACCGTTAAATTTATCACCGAAGGAAAAGGTGCTAAGAAGAAAATGTATATTGAGGGTGTTTTCCTACAAGGTGACATCAAAAATCGTAATGGTAGAATGTATCCAGTATCAACTCTTGCAAAAGAAGTTGGTAGATATAATGAATCTTTTGTACAAAAAGGTCGTGCACTTGGTGAACTCGGACATCCAGATGGTCCGACTGTGAATCTAGATCGTGTTTCTCATAAGATTACATCTCTTCGTCAAGAAGGAAATAATTTTATGGGTAAGGCACAACTTCTTGATACACCAATGGGTAAGATTGCAAAGTCACTTATTGGTGAGGGTGTAACACTCGGAGTTTCCTCTCGTGGTGTTGGATCATTAAAAGAAGATCGTGATGGATGCAAAGTGGTTGGTGAAGATTTTATGTTAGCAACTGCTGCAGATATCGTTGCAGATCCTTCTGCTCCTGATGCATTTGTATCTGGAATTATGGAAGGAAAAGAGTGGGTTTGGGAAGGAGGAATTCTTCGTGAACAACAAGCAACAATCACTAAAAAAAGAATCAATACTCTTGTAGATCAGGGTAGATTGGAAGAGCACAAACTGAATTTATTCAGTGATTTCTTATCAAATCTATAAGTTCTATAAATAAATATAGAAAAATCTCCGAAAAGGCAACAATTTACACAACATGGAAAACGTAGTAACCAAAGGAGCTCAACCTGCAGAACCAATGCAGAAGCTTACCACAGGTGGAACACCACCAACAGTAGAAGATCTAGGCGGTCCTACACCAGAAAACTATAAACCAGACGACGATTCAGCAAAACTCAAAGATGCTGGTGCAATCCTTAAGCAAGTTAAAGATATTGTTAATAAAGGTGCAAAACCAGCAGAGCCTATGAAATCATCAGGCATGAAAGAGGAAGAAACAGAAATCGAAGGTGAAGTAGTAGCAGAAGAACCTGCTGTTACTGAAGAGGAAGAAGTTGTAGCAGAAGAACCTGTTGCATCTGAAGAATCTGAAGTTGTTGCCGAAGAGGAAGAAACAGAAGAGGAAGTTGTTACCGAAACTATCGTCAATGTTGACGAAGATATCGAGGCACTTTTAGAAGGTGAGGAATTATCTGAAGAGTTCCAAGAGAAAGCAAAAACAATCTTCGAAGCTGCGATTAGATCTAAAATTGCAGAAGTTAAATCAGAACTTCAAGAACAATACGAAGCAACTATTGTAGAAGAAGTTGCTACCGTTAAATCAGAATTAACAGAAAGAATCGACGCATACCTTGAGTATGTTGCCGATGAATGGATGTCCGAAAATCAACTCGCAGTTGAAGCAGGACTTAAAACAGAAATGACAGAATCATTCCTTACAGGAATGAAGAGTCTATTTGAAGAACATTATGTAACAATCCCTGAAGACAAATACGATGTACTCAATAATATGGTAGATAAACTTGATGAAATGGAAGGAAAACTCAACGAGCAAATCAATAAAAACATCACTCTTACAAAGAGATTGTCAGAATCTACTTCTGATGTAATCTTTGCAGATGTCACAGAAGGTCTTGCTGTAACACAGAAAGACAAGTTGGCAAAACTTGCAGAGAATGTTGAGTTTGATAGTGAAGACACATACCGTGAGAAACTAGTAACATTAAGGGAGTCTTATTTCCCAACTAATGGATCTAGTGTTCAAAGAAACGAAACTGAGACATTAACAGAAGGTACAGAAACAGGTCATCAAGAACCAGCAGTCACTGGTATGATGGAATCTTATCTTCAAGTTTTAAGTAAAGTTTCTAAAAAATGATTTTTATATCATAAATTCAAACTAAACTTTTAAAGAGGTAAATTTCAATGCAAGCTCCTATTAATCACGAGCATCTGCAGAAGAAGTGGGCACCATTACTTGATTACGAAGGTCTAGAGCCAATCAAGGATAATCATAAGAGAATGGTTACCGCACAACTTTTGGAGAACCAAGAGACAGCAATTAGAGAAGAAAGAGAGTTTCTTTCAGAAGCTGTGCCAACAAACAGCACAGGTTCATCAGGTGCAACAGCAGGTTTCTCTGCTGGAGCAAACGCACCAGTAGCAGGTTTCGACCCTGTTCTAATCAGTTTAATCCGTCGTTCAATGCCTAACTTGGTCGCATATGACCTAGCTGGTGTTCAACCAATGACTGGACCTACTGGTTTAATCTTCGCAATGAGATCCAAGTTCAAGACTATGGATGGAGACGAAGCACTATTCGATGAAGCAGACACAGCATTCTCTGCAGTTAGTTCTGGTGGTAACACAACTGACGTTGGTAGTGGATACGTAGCAGGATCCGAGGGTGTATCCGTTGGTTTAGGTACAACAGGTGGAACCCAAGCATCTAACCCAGACACACTTAACCCATCAGGTCAGGCAGGTTACAAAGTTGGTCAAGGTATGGATACCGAGAAGTCTGAAGCACTCGGCACAGACAGCTCACCAGCTTTCAACGAAATGGCATTCTCAATCGAGAAGGTCACTGTTACTGCGAAGTCCAGAGCACTAAAGGCAGAGTACAGTTTAGAACTTGCTCAAGACCTTAAGGCAATTCACGGTCTAAACGCTGAAGCAGAATTAGCAAATATTCTTTCAACAGAAATACTTGCTGAAATCAACAGAGAAGTTATCAGAACAATCTACAAGGTTGCTAAACCAGGTGCTCAAAATAATGTAGCAACTACTGGTACATTCGACCTTGACATCGACTCAAACGGTAGATGGTCAGTTGAGAAGTTCAAAGGACTTATCTTCCAGATAGAAAGAGATGCCAACGCAATTGCACAGGAAACTCGTAGAGGAAAGGGCAACATGATCGTTTGCTCTGCTGACGTTGCTTCTGCATTAACAATGGCTGGTGTACTTGACTACACTCCTGCACTTAATGCAGGTCTAAACGTTGATGACACAGGTAATACATTTGCTGGTGTTCTTCAAGGTAAGTACAGAGTATACATCGACCCATTCTCATCTAATGTATCAAATAGCCAGTACTATGTTATAGGATACAAAGGTACATCACCTTATGATGCAGGACTGTTCTATTGTCCATACGTTCCACTACAGATGGTTCGTGCTGTCGGGGAAAACAGCTTCCAGCCAAAAATTGGCTTTAAGACCAGATATGGTATCGTTGCAAACCCATTTGCTGAAGGTACTACTGCAGGTCTTGGTAAACTCAAAACTAACTTAAACAGATACTACAGAAGAGTTACTGTTAACAACCTTATGTAATATTCAATTACATATTTCTAAAAGACTCCTTCGGGGGTCTTTTTTTTGTGTATAAATACTCATATGAAAGATAAGAAAGCAGCTAAAAAAATAATTAGAATTGCAAAATGTTGTCCAGAGTATTACACAGAAGCAGAAGTAACTTACGCAAAAATTATTAAAAAACGAATTAAGCATCTTGAAAAAGATTCTAAATAGTTAAAAAACTGATGAAACATTTTCGCAAATT